AATCCCCACTCAAGCCTGGCACTTTGTGTGTCAACCTATCCACCTATGTATACACACATGACACTGTACAACACGGATCCAGCTGACTATCTCACCGATACGTACAGCATGGACGCACTCAAGGACATAGCTACTCATGGCTGTGCATCAGGTGCTGCTCATGATCACATCTATTACAGCGAGACAACTGAGTTCTTCGATCAATACGAGGAACGCATTGTTCAAGCATACGAAGATGTGTTTGGTGAAAGTATCTTCAAGGCTGCAGCTGAAGCCGGGAATGAATCCATCCAATGTATCAAGAACTGGTGCACTTGGTGGTACATCGAGGACTTCGCACAATATGCAATTAAGGTTAACTGATGTGACACAACAACAGATCAAGGACCTTCAAGTCACAGCACTGCATGACTATCACAAGGGGCTGATCACAAGGACGCAGCTCCTAAATATTATCCACCTATTAGATCGTAAATCATTTGTACATCACTGAATCAACAATCATCTTAGCAGTGATTGGTTTCGTAGGCTTATTGTCTACGTTAGCTGTGTATTCACGGGCCAATCTTGCATCCCTTAAGTATGAACAAAGAAGATAAGACGGATGATTGGTTAATCAAGAATGCAATCGGTTGTTGGTTGCATCACTTTCCCGATCATCCATGGACACCACGCTATCAAGAACTGGTAAAGCGTGACGTGTATTTAGCAAGGCCGCGGCCAGCTCGTAGAAGGAAACCAAAACCTAAAGGAGAACAAGTTGTTTAATCCACACTCATCATTGCGTGAGTACAACGTGACACTATCTAGTGGGGAGGTGATATATATCCTCGCTCGAAGTTCCCAGGACGCAGCATTCAGTGCGTTGGAATTGGCCGAGGATAGGTCACTTAAACTAGTAGATGTGAGGCTAACTGATGAGTGGTAAGGCACCATACTTCCCTAATAACTGGAAGAAGTTCAAGGACGCACCAGCTGACATGTTCACACCTCATATGTTTATTGAGGTTATGGAATGGAAGGTTGCAGGATGGGAGCTACCGAGTGATGTTTGCTGCATCATCCGTGCAACCCATTTAAAGACTAGCAAGGTCAAGGAGCATGTTTATAAGAGACACCATGCTGCTGAAAATAAGGTCATGGAGTACATGCTAAAGCAAACACATGAGTTTGTTGTATGTACAGACGAATCTATTCATTACGTTCACCCAAGCAAAGATTATGAACCAAACGACTTGGAATCTTAAGGTTGACACCTTGATTGAAGAGATCAACAACCATCCACATCGTGACGAGCTCTTAACATTAATTAACGAGCAAGTAGCAGATGATCTACTTGTACGTATTGGTATAAATACCGACTGTTAGTAGTTGACTAGGCATTTACTCTCACTTTGTTCATTCATTCACTGGTTCTTGGCAGCCCATGAATTTACCGGATTTCTACCTGACCTTCGACGATGAATTTTATTTCGATTTACAGCTCCACTTGGGTAGATTGCGTGTAGAATGTGGAGGCACAACACCCCAGGATCGTGGATCCACTGGCCGATCAGATCACCAATACACGGATGGAGAAGATCCACCGTGCCTTTGACCTGTTGCGACTATTAGATCGAGAGATACCTGGTCAGCTCGTCAGTTGCTTTCTATACATCGCCTCACACGACAACTGTCACAAGCAAGCGATGGAAGAAGCAATAGAGCTGACTACTGCATCATCTAGTCGTAATACGGATTGGTTAAGTGATGGTCGTGTTGGTATTAATAAACCTGGTTTGGGGTTAATTACAAAGGAGCTCGAAGGTAGGCGTCAAAGACTACGCCTTACAGCAAAAGGCAAGGCCTTAGCTAAACAAATGTTGTCTATCATTCATGGCTAAAACAAAATCATTTGGCGAGTGTTTAAACTACACGCTCGAACACCAGCCCAACTGGATCCAACGGTTTGATGAAGATGGCAATGAGGTAGGTGGTCGCAAGGCTGCCATCGTCAACTGCTCTCACTTCATCAACATGTATGGACGTGGGATGAAAGTGGACAAGATCGACCGAGCGTTGATGATTGCTCTACGTTCACGCACGATTCAAGAGAAGGGGTTGTCTCCCACAACTTGGAACAAGATCCTTTCGTCTGTTCATGTTGTCCTTGATTTCTGCTATGCAGCAGAGTTCATTGACACCGTGCCTGGTTTCAAGCCAAAGGCTCTCCGGTTACGTGAAAACCAATTGCAAGTTGAGTACTTCACGATGGAAGAGATCCACACCATGGTCACTCATGCACGTCATGTGTATTACCGAGATGATCTAGCCGATTTATTACTTGGCGCTGCCTTGACAGGCACACGTCAAAATGAATTGCTACGTCTCAAGGTCAGGGACATTGACTTCGACCGCAACAGGATCCACGTCGGTGGTCGTCAGGACTTTGTTACCAAAGGTAAGAAAGCTGTTTGGATTCCAATCATGGAGCCACTGCTTCCTGTCTTAAAGGAACGATGCAGGGACAACCCACCAAGTGCCAAGGTATTTGGTGAGGATTGGCAAACCCGTCATTGCATTCGTTATCCATACGAACAAAACAGGGACGCATGTATGCCTGAAAACAGGCGTTATGCATACAAACAGGTGCGGCACACCTTCTGTACTGCCATGGCGATGGCTGGCTATCCAACTGAATTGATCAGTGACTTAGCTGGTCATTCATCCTTCAACACCACCAAGCGTTACATCGCAGCAGTGGGAGCTGAGAAGGAACGAGTCATGGCTGACTTCTCCAAGCGTCTGTCGTTTATGTCAGGTGCTGCTCAACAAACTCCATGTCTTGTGTGACGTGAGGTCCCTTTTGCTACCCTTTTCACTGGCTTTCACGAGCCATCCACACCAGCTAATCGCTGAGATCCCTGCGGATGTGGTGGAATTGGTAGACACGCACGTTTGAGGGACGCGGAGTAATTTCTGTACGTGCGCGTATAAGTCAGGTTGGGATCCCTGGCTTTTCTTTCACACTCATGATTGCACTGCGGTATATGTCGTGCGCAATCAGACGTGTGTTGAAAAGGTTCATCCCGATACAGGTATTGATTGGCAACTAAAGCTGAGATTCATGAGCAGGTTGAGCTTGAGCGTGAACAAATCCGTCAAGGACTCAAACAACTAAGGGACAACAACACAAAACTAGAAGACAAAGAGTATGCCTCTGCAAGTGTTTATGGCGTGGCTTCTATTCAGCAGCTCCTACCTCTTGTGGTTGGACGCATTCAAAAAACTAATGATCGAATAAGGGAACGCAAAACTGGCAAAGCTTTTAAGGAGATCATTCACTACCTGGCAGACATTGAGCCTGAATCTGCCGCGGCCATTGCTTGCAAGGTCACCTTTGACAAGGTGTTTAGTAACAAACCTAAAGCCAATCAAGTCCAAAGCGTCACTGACGCAATAGGACAGGCAGTCGAGAACGAGTGCATGATGCGCCACTACGAGCGCAACGTGCCTGGTCTCCTACATGTTTTAAAGGAAAACTATTTCCATAGGTCTATCGGTACGCATCAAAAGGTCAAGGTCATCACGACGTTGATGAATCGATACGACGTACCGCATTGGCAGTGCTGGGGTATTACGAACCGCATCAAGCTTGGAGGTTGGCTGCTTGACTGCATTATTGAAGCAAGCGGCTGGTTTACTAAGCAACTCCGCCGTGAAGGCAGGAAGACTTACACGTACATCATTCCAAGTACACACTTCCTATCAATTAAGGAAGAAGTGATGGCTACTGCTGAGCTGTTCAGTCCACTGGCTTGGCCGATGCTGATTGAACCGAACGACTGGACCAACGAAAGGCGGGGAGGCTATCTGCTGAACGAAGTCATGCGTGGGTATGACATGGTGCGGCGTGGCAATCCCCGCCTTATACAGGGAGAAACACCAATCAACTTTTTGAATAAGATTCAGAAGGTTGGCTACACGTTAAACCCGTTTATTGTTGATGTCGCTGAGACGTTACTTGAGCGAGGAATACAGGTAGGTAAGTTTGTCCCTATTGTTGAGATACCACTGCCACCAAAGCCCGCAGACATTGCCGAGAACAAAGAGTCAAGGCATGACTACAACCGCAAGGCGGCAGAGGTACACAACATCAATGCACAAGCATTTCAGAGGTCATGTCGTACAAGGATGACCATGAATGCGGTAAAGATCTTTAAGGATAAAGAGAAATTCTTCAATCCCTGGAGCCTAGATTACAGAGGAAGGGCTTACCCCATCCCTGCATTTCTCACGCCACAAGATACTGACTTTGGTAAGTCACTACTTAAGTTTTATGAGCAGTCTTTTATGACGCCTGAAGCTGAAGGATGGCTGGCCTTCCAGTGCTCAACAGCCTATGGTCTGGATAAAGAGACAATGGCTAACCGTTTATCCTGGGTGATTAAGAACAAAGATCTAATTACTAGAGTTGCGAAGGATCCCCTTGGAACAATACCTGAATGGGAAGTAGCTGAAGAGCCTTGGACTTTCCTTGCAGCATGTGATGAATACTATCATTGTGTCATTAAATGTGATCGTGCTTACACTAATCTGCCTGTGGCTGTTGATGCTACTTGCAGTGGATTGCAAATCCTCGCTGGACTTGCTAGAGACGCATCGACAGCAAGGTTGGTGAATGTATTGCCTAGTGAAAGGCCACAGGATGCATACAAGGTAATTGCTGAAGAAGCTAAACCACATGTACCTGAGTGCATACGCCTTCACATGGACAGAAAAACGACCAAAAGAACGGTCATGACTGTCCCTTACAACGCAAAACCCTTCTCTAACCGAGGCTACATACGTGAAGCCTTGAAGGAAAAGGGTGTTGAAGTTGAAAAGGAAGACCTGACCACAACAGTCAAGGCTGTACGTGATGCCATGAACGTAATCGTTCCTGGTCCGATGAAGGTTATGAAGTGGATTGAATTAGAGGTGGCCGCGGCTATTGATCGTGGTGCAACGGAACTTGAATGGGTTACACCTTCAGGATTTGTAGTGATACAGAAGCTGATGAAGAAGGAGGTTCAAGAAATTGAACTACAACTCTTAGGTCGGTGTCATATCAAAGTCGCTACTGAAGATAGTGACAAGGTTGATAAAAATCACCACAAGAACGCTACTGCTCCAAATTTAATCCACTCTCTTGATGCAAGCCTGCTGCACTTATCTGCTCTACGTTTCGACCATCCGTTGGCCCTCATACACGACTCGGTTTTATGTAGTGCTACTCACATGTCTACTTTATCAACCATTGTTCGTGAGACATACATGCACCTATTTGCGGAGCATGATTACCTAACTACCTTTGCTCAACATATTGGAGCAGAGACTGATCCTCCGATGATAAATACTTTGGAACCTTCATCGGTTATTGAATCCACTTATTTCTTTTGTTAAATTATGACAAATACTAAGCTTTCTAAAAAGGCTGAGTTTCCTAAAACTGCAACATTGAAGTTCTACTTTGAGTACGACGAAAAAAATGACGTACTCAAGTATAAAGCTCCTTGGAACCCTGGTGAGTACGGCTACAGTTATGGCGCAGTCAATCCTTCTAAATACGGAACAACTATTGGCAACAAAGGTAGCGTACATATGTTTGACAAAGATTGCTTTTCAGTGAAAAAAATTATTGCTGCTATTGCTTGATTTAATCCACCTAAATATATTTATGCCAAGAAACACATTTGTAACTCCACAGCCTGTTGTCCTTGAGGGATACCAGGCCGTACTGAAACCCGGCAAGTTTGGCTATAAGCTCATGGCTGTAGTCCCTCAAGACATTGCTGACAAACTAGAAGAAGACCGCGTTGATAGTCTCAAGTGGTGTGAATCAAAACTAAAAAACCCTAAGCGTGCTGTATGTAAGCCCGAACCATGGGAAGAAGTGTCGGAAGGCATGTATCAGGTCAAGTTCTCCTGGAATGAGGATACTAAACCTCCCATTGTAGATACTGAAGGTACAGTTATTACTGATGAAGAAACTCCATTGTTTAGTGGAAGCAAGGTAAAGCTTGCTTTCTATCAGAAGCCTTACATCTTGAAGGACCAAACCACATACGGTACAAGCCTAAAGCTTAAGGCTGTACAAGTTGTCTCACTTTCATCTTCTGCTGGTGTCAATACTGGCGATATGGATGAAGTAGATGTAGCTGCATTATTTGGTAATACTAAAGGTTACAAGCTAAGTGAGCCAAACATCACTCCTCATCCTGTAACTGATACTGACGACGACTTCTAATGGCATTCAGATCCGGTCTGGAGGAGAAAGTAGCTGACCTTCTCGTAGACCTCGGTGTCAAGTATGAATATGAAAGCACTCGTATCCCGTACATAATTCAACATTCCTATACGCCAGATTTCATTCTTCCAAATGGAGTCTGGTTGGAATGTAAGGGGTATTGGGATAGTGCAGACCGCCGCAAGGTCAAGTCAGTCGTTCAACAAAATCCTGACATTGATCTGCGTATGGTCTTTCAGGCACCCTACAACACAATATCTAAAAAGAGTAAGACAACGTATGCCGCATGGTGCGAAAGACTTGGCATCAAATGGTGTTCGTTTGCGACTATACCTATTGAATGGCTCGTATGAGCGAAAGCGAATTTATAAGACACTTACCGTGTTCTAATTGTGGATCGTCTGATGCAAATAGCTTGTACTCAGACGGTCACACTTTTTGTTTTAGATGTCACGCTGTAACTAACGGCGATGGCGAACAAGTAAACCACCACACTCATCACGTGCACGATGTACGACTACAAGGATCAGCCGGACGGCTGCAGTCCAGAAACATTTCAGAGCGAACTGCAGAACTCTTCAAAACCTACAGAGATGGAGAGGTCTTACGCCACTATTATTACGACAGCACTGGATCGCTTGTCGGAGCGAAAGTAAGGACAAAAGACAAGCAATTCCGATGTGAAGGGGAGGTCAAGACCCTATTCGGGATGCAGCTTTTTAAACACAAAACTGCAAAGGAACAGAAGCTAGTTATTACAGAGGGTGAGATGGACGCGATGTCCGTCTATGAATGTCAGCCTTGGCCGGTAGTCTCTCTTCCAAATGGAGCTGCTTCTGCAAAGAGAGCGATAAAAAATAACTACGAATGGATTAATCATTACGACAAGATCGTCTTATTTTTCGATAACGATGAGGCAGGCCAGCAGGCAGCTATAGACGCTGCCAGTGTACTACCACCTGGCAAGGTTTTCATCGGTGTTCTAGACGAATATAAGGATGCCTCAGAGGCTTTACAGGCTAAAGATTATGAAGCCATAAGGCAGATAATAAATTTCAACCATAAGCAATACAAACCAGACGGCATTGTCGATGCAAAGGCATTGCTTGAAGTTGTTACTACCCCACTGCCTTCAGCAGATCATGATTACCCATTTCGAGGATTACAAACAAAGCTTCACGGGATCCGGTACGGAGAGCTTGTCACGATTACTGCAGGTTCAGGGATCGGAAAATCATCATTCTGTCGTGACATATGTACTCACATGCTCAACAGCGGAGAACGGGTCGGTTTCCTGGCACTTGAAGAGTCAAACCGTCGTACTGCTCTCGGATTAATGAGTGCTCATGTAGGCAGAAGTTTGCATTTAGGAGAACCAACACATGAAGAACTTACGCTGGCGTTTGATCAAACGTTGGCTAATTGGAACCTCTATCTTTTTGATGGTTTTGGCTCCTATGATCCTGATGTTATCTATAATCGGATTGAGTATCTTGCTTCGGGTCTCGATTGTAAAATCATATTTTTGGACCATTTGTCCATCTTGTTATCCGGGTTGGACGGAGACGAGCGATCAATGATTGATAAAACAATGACTCGTTTACGTTCACTTGTTGAGCGAACTGGTATTGCATTGTTTCTTGTTTGCCATACATCAACACCGCAGAATGGACAATCACACGAAGAAGGTGGCCGCGTTCAACTTCGCAGCCTCAGAGGTAGCAGAAGTATTGGTCAGTTGTCAGACGCAGTTATTGCACTCGAAAGAAATCAGCAAAGTGAATCTGAACGAGATGCTACGACAGTGCGAGTGCTTAAAAATCGCTATTCAGGCGAAGTTGGTATCGCATGTCAATTGAATTACGAACTAAATTCTTGTAAATTTAATGAAGTTGAATCCGGATCAAACGGGGATTTTTGAATCTCCTCATCAACAATCAATGCTTACAAAACCAAACCCACCTACACCTGAGATGGTGGAACGTGCTCAGTTTGTAGATAAAACTTACGTCTGGAACAATGCTCGTATTCGATCTAGAAAGTAATGGGCTTCTCAATGATGTTACCTGTATTCACTGTCTTGTCATCTATGACACAGAGACTCACCAAACTCTTGCTTACAACGACGAAGGCGGTACGGAACCTATTGTCCGTGGTGTTCAACTCCTCCAAGAGGCAGAGATTATCTGCGGCCATAATGTCATCGGTTATGACATACCTGTCCTTCAGAAAATCTATACGTGGTTCAAGCCAACCGCCTTGGTTATAGACACACTGTTGCTATCACGTTTGTATCACACAGACATGATGAAAACTGACAATAAATTTAAATTTAAGAACATGCCAGATCAATTGTATGGCAGGCATTCATTAGAGTCCTATGGCTACCGTCTAGGCGAATATAAAGGTTCGTTTGGTAAGGACACTGATTGGCAAAGGTGGTCCCCTGAAATGCAGGAATACTGCATACAGGATGTAAATGTTACCAGAAAGTTATGCGATCACTTCAACAAAGCTCAATACCTGAATGGGTCGCTTTAGAGCATGAAGTCGCACAAATACTAACTCAACAGGAGATTCATGGATGGTATTTTGACACAGAGGCTGCATGGAAACTTGCATCTTCTCTCCGATCAGAACTTGAGCAAACTTATGAATTACTACGTAACAGGTATCCTTTCGTCGGAGGACCAGAGTTTACTCCTAAACGAGATAACGCTCCAGCTGGGTATGTCAAAGGATGTACATTTACTCGATTAATAGAGACCAACGTTACTTCACGCGACCATATTTCATGGATCCTGCAAACATTTCATGGCTGGAAGCCAACCCAGATGACTCCTACTGGGAAGCCCATCATCGACGAAGTGATACTAAAGGATATTGGGACAGACACTGCTCTGGATTTTCTGAAGTGTCTCGATATTACGAAGAGCTTGGGGATGATCTCGGAAGGCGCGAACGCATGGCTGAAGCTATGTACGAGTGCTAATCGCATCCATCATCATTGTTCAGTTGCAACAAACACGCACCGTTGTGCACACCGTAAACCAAATCTTGGACAGACAAAAAGTGACCCGGAATTCAGAAAATTATTTCAAGCATCCCCTGGTCAAGTCATGGTGGGTGCTGATCTTAGTGGGATCGAGCTTCGGATGCTCGCCAACTACCTCGCTAAATACGATGAGGGACGCTATGCAGACATTCTCCTCAACGGAGACATCCATCAAGTCAACGCTGACAAAATTGGAATCAGTAGAAGAGCTGTCAAAACAGTTACCTATGCCTTCCTCTATGGAGCAGGTGACTCCAAAATTGGACGTTCCTTTGACTCTTCCTTGAGTGATAGTGCTGCTAAAAGTAAAGGACAGGAGATTAGGAAAGCTTTTGTTGATGCTATTGATGGACTAGCAGAACTTCTAGGTGCAATCAAAAAGGCATCTAAAAGAGGTTATGTTGAGTCAATAGACAGACGAAAGATAAAAGTCGATTCATCACACAAATCTTTGAACTATTTACTCCAGTCAGGAGCCAGTGTGGTTGCAAAGCGTTGGCTGGTTATCAATCAACAAACTATTAAACAAACAAAGCTGTGTGCATCGCAGCTTGCATTTATACATGACGAATTGCAATTCGAGTGCGAGCCAAAGCACGCCAAAGATTTGGCAGCATCCCTGGTATATAGCGCAGCAGCAGCTGGCGAATACTACAACCTCAGAATCCCAATCGCAGCAGAAGCAAAGATCGGACAAAACTGGGCGGAGGTCCACTAAATGAAAATCTTTATTGATAGTGCAGACGTTGCTGAGATTCAACGTGCTTGGGAAACTGGGCTAGTAGATGGTGTAACAACCAACCCTTCTCTGATTAGTAAGTCAGGACGTAAGCCCACTGATGTCTACGCAGAGCTTCAACATATGGGTATTCAAGATATCTCTATGGAGGTCTATGCATCATCCGATTGGCAAGAGATGTACAGAGAAGGCATTGAACTGGCTGAGTTATTTAGTTCTGCGACAATCAAATTACCAATGACTGTTGCTGGTTTGAAAGCCTGTAGAACTTTCCCTGATGATGTACGTACTAACGTAACTCTAATCTTTAATGCTGCTCAGGCGTTGCTTGCAGCAAAAGCTGGTGCCACTTATGTGTCACCCTTTGTTGGGCGTATAGATGATCAAGGTTATGCAGGGTTAGAGGTTGTTAAGAGTATTGCAAACTTGTTCATCTCTGCAGGTTTGGGTACACAAGTATTAGCAGCATCTATTAGAACTCCACACAGAGCAGTGAGGTCTTATTACAACGGAGCTGATGTAGTCACTATGCCACCAAATGTATTTTGGGATATGTATAAGCATTGTCTGACTGATCAAGGTCTCCAAATTTTTGAACAAGCTTATGCAACTACTAGTTGATGCAGACTTCATCGTTTATAAAGCATGTGCTGCAGCAGAAGAAGATTTCGACTTTGGTAATGATGTAATTATTGTTGTCAGTAGGTTTACTGAAGCATATAAGAATGTCACAAGTGAATTGTCACGTATCAAGGCTGAGTTTATGTGGGATGTACCTGAAATGATTCTGTTCTTCAGTGACTCCCATAATTTTAGGAAAAAAATTTACCCTAGTTACAAAGGCCATCGAAACCGTAAAAAGCCATGTGGTTACAAACGTGTCATCACAGAACTTACAAAGGAATACAAAGTAATCCGTAAACCTGAGTTGGAGGCAGATGATGCAATGGGTATATATGCAACCAAGCATCCTGGCAATGTAATTGTGAGTCCTGATAAAGACATTCGTCAGATACCAGGCAAGCTTTACAACATGCAAGAAGTGATAGACATCACTCCTGAAGAAGGTATGCAGTGGCATCTCATTCAGACATTAGCGGGAGACCAAACCGATGGATACAACGGCGTTCCGGGAATAGGAATTAAACGTGCAGTTACTTTATTTGAAGAGCATGGATACAACTGGGACACAGTAGTTAAAGCTTTTGAAGATAAGGGCTTAACTGAAAAAGATGCATTAATAAATGCACAACTAGCAAAGATCCTTACTAACAAAGAATATGACGGAAGAGTCATACCCTGGTGTCCCACCGATGCCAATATTTGATATGACGATGGAGCAATCTTTTAAGCTTCGTCGTCTTGAAGACCTTTTACCTAAGGCAGACAAAGATGACATCATCACTTTGTTTATGGCGTTACAACGTCAGAACTTTGCCTTAGCAAACACTGTTACCAACCTAGTTAAACAATGGCCGATTCACCCAGGCATTACACCCGAGGTCAGATAGAAGTCTGGGACTTCATCAGAGACCAAGGACTTAATTATTTCAGAGGCAATGCTATTAAATATATTTGCAGAGCCGGTTTCAAAAGTACTCACACAGAGATTGAAGACCTTAAAAAGGCTATCCACTACCTTGAAAATGAACTCAAACATTCAACAATGCGTATCGAAGAGTTTAGGGGATCAAGCAATACAGTTCCGCTCAGCGTATGGGATACAGAACTCTCCGGAGAACCGGACTATGCAACAGGGTTTGATCGCTGAGGAATATATTGAATTTATGAATGCCTTCTTAAACGAAGGCTACGAACAAGAGCTTAAGGAGTTAGCAGATCTTGTGTATGTCTGCTTCCAGTACGCAGAAAACATGGAATGGGATCTAGAGAAAGCACTTGATCTTGTTCATGCATCAAATATGTCGAAGCTTGGATTAGATGGTAAACCTATCCGTCGAGCTGACGGCAAGGTCTTAAAAGGACCTAACTACCAACCACCTAATTTAAAACATTTAGTTAATTCATGACCACTTCATATATCTCTAGAACTGGGCGGGTTCAATCTTGGATTGATGATCCGGTTGGCCGCCTCCCCGTGTCGTGCACGGTATTTGTTGTCGAAGACAGTATGACGGGACCAGAAGGCATTGAGGCCAGCTGGAGGTTTGCCTCACACGCCCTCAGATTCGGAGCAGGAGTTGCTATCCATTTATCTGAACTTTCACCTAAAGGTATTGAACGTCCTAGTGGCGTATTGCCTTCAGGACCTGTAAGTTTTGGCAAGATATATTCAGCTTTAAATGAAGTAATTAGGAGGGGTAACCGTTACAAAAATGGCGCGATTGTTCTTCATCTTGACTTGGACCATCCTGATATTCTGGAGTTTGTCACCACTCCAAGAGCTGAACTTCCCTGGGTTAAACGATGCGTCAACCTCACTGAAGATAGTTGGCAGGCTGCGTCGGAGAACACCAAGGCCGTTGTTCTTGAGGGGATTAGAGCTGGTGACATCTGGTTAAATAAAATTAAGTATGACAATGAAGGAAACCGAATTAGAGGAAACGTTTGTACTGAAGTGTACCTGCCAAGCCGAGGCACCTGTCTCTTGCAGCACGTCAATCTCTCTGCCTGTGAATATGCAGACATTCCAAAAGCTTTTGTTGAAGGGATGCAGCAACTGTGCACCCTCCATGCTCGAACTGGCGTTGGAGATACAGGAGAATATCTCCCAGCCACAGCTGACAGACAGGTCGGACTTGGAATGCTTGGACTGGCTAACCTCTTACGAAGGTACGGCATAACCTATGAGCAGTTTGGTATTGCATTAGAGGATTACAACAACGACAAAGTAGTACGTACACCTGCGTATGAATTAGTTGTAGCCCTTGCCTCTGGTGTCACACAAGCCGCTGAAATTGCACGAGCACACAACATGGTACGTGCTTTTGCAATCGCTCCTACAGCGTCTTGTAGCTACCGCTCAAAGGATCTTGATGGTTATACATCAACCCCTGAGATTGCTCCACCAATTGCACGTACTGTTGACAGAGACAGTGGGACATTTGGTGTACAAACATATGACTACGGTAACGTAGAAATCGCGGCAGAAGTAGGGTGGGCAAATTATAAGAAAGTAGCTGATGGCATCATGACTCTCCTAGATCGTACGGGACTTCTTCATGGGTATAGCTTCAACAGTTGGAGTGATGTTGTCACATATGACAACGCCTTTATCGAAGAGTGGTTGGCATCACCGCAGACCTCCCTTTATTATTCCTTACAAGTAATGGGTGATGTACAAGATAAGTCTGATGCTTATGCTGCTTTAGATGAAGCGGAAGTTGATGATTATCTTGCACGCCTGTTTGAAGCTTCGGCAAAAGAATGGGATGATGATCCTTTAGAACCTCAATGCGATTGTGCAGAATAACAATGAACCCCTACGAAAAACTAATGGCGCGGAAGCGCAAATGGACACCGGTAAAACCTGTTGCAGGTACTTGCAGAGAAGGTGCGGAGGAGACGATCCACCGTGCACTTGCATTGCGACATATGGAACTGCCTGTGGGAGATTTTATAACTGATGCCTTAAGCAAAGAAATACCAGATTCTGCTCGTGAGCTGTTGCTCAGTAATGTTACCGACGAAGAGAATCATGATCTAGCCTTGGGCTATATAGCTAACGCTTACGGTACTGATCCTAAAGCTGAAGCTGAAGCACTTAAACTTAGAGAAGCTTGGGTAGCACATCCAGATCATACTGTACTTAAAGCAATGGTAGCTGAACGTGCAATCTTCTTTGTGTTGTTACCATTTTTCAGATGGAATGGTGATGCGGCGATGAGAACAACTAGTGCCGATGTGTCACGAGATGAACAAATTCATGTTGCGGCTAATTCACTTGTATGTACTGAACTTGGACTCAAGCCATCTGCTTCGCTAGATAAACTTAGGAAGGCAACTATTAACTGGGTTATGCAACCGCTTGGTAAGAGTGATGTCCGCTACCTAGATAAACAGTTCTGGCTTGAGTCTAGTGACAACCTGATGTATCAGGGTAAAGCACCACAATTCTCAGCCACTAAGTCAGGACGTATGCCTGCCTTTTTTGAACATAGTAATGTCAACCTCCCACAATACGCTTAACTTTAATTCAATAGACAGGATGGTTGCACGTGTCGTTGCTGCGTTTCCATCTGAACCAATCAAACCATCTGATTCTCCCAACGACATTTACTACAAAGCCGGTCAGGCTAGCGTAGTTAACTATTTACTTTCACTTTTAGAAGAAGAAGATGTGCACTAGCATAGCAAGTATGTTGGGTTTTAATACTAAAGCTCCTGAAAAACCAACCCTTCCACCTATCCAAAAGGCAGCACCTGAACCACCGAAAGCACCACCACCGCCTAAACCTTTGCAAGCTGCAACAGATAAACCAAAGGTTGATTACATGAAGAAGTCATCCGAGTCAAAGGCTAAACGTGTTGGTGCATCTGACCTTCGTATTCCTTTGAACCAGCAGCAATCAAATGCCGGAACTGGAGGTCTAAATGTCTAAGGCAAAGGAACGGTATGACTTTCTGTCTACTGAACGAGCACAATTTCTTGATCGTGCAGTTGAGTGTTCCGAACTTACCTTGCCTTTCCTCATCACTCACGACTTAAATGTCCGTCAGAATCATAAGAAACTCAAGACACCTTGGCAGTCATGCGGAGCTAAGTCAGTTGTCACGTTAGCTGCAAAGCTGATGCTTGCACTACTTCCTCCACAAACAACCTTCTTCAAGTTGCAAGTCAGAGATGACAAGCTTGGAGAAGAGCTGCCAGTAGAGGTACGTAGTGAGCTTGACCTGTCCTTCTCCAAGATGGAGAGAATGGTCATGGACAAGATTGCTGCATCCAGTGATCGTGTTGTTGTGCATCAAGCACTGAAGCACCTGATCGTTGGTGGTAACTCTCTGGTGTTCATGGGTAAGGATGGTCTTAAGAACTTCCCGTTGAACCGTTACGTCGTTAGTCGTGATGGCAACGGGTATGTATGTGAGATCGTTACAAAGGAATTGATTAGCCGCAAGCTGCTCAACCTTGATCCTGAGCCTGATCCACAAACAGTGACTGGCAGAGACGGTGGTGAAGATGCTGAGGTTTACACATATGTTCGGCGTGAAGACAATGGATCCTGGGTTTGGCACCAGGAGGTAGAAGGCAACATCATTGCTGGCTCACGGAGCACTGCTCCTGTTGATGCAAGTCCGTGGCTGGTACTCAGATTTAACGCCGTTGATGGAGAGGACTATGGCCGTGGTCGTGTTGAAGAGTTTCTCGGTGACATGCGTTCTCTGGAAGCATTGAGCCAAGCATTGATTGAAGGCTCTGCCGCTGCTGCAAAGGTGGTGTTCCTAGTGAACCCTGCAGCAAGCACTAAGCCACAGACCATTGCCAAGGCAGGCAACGGTGCAATCGTTCAAGGTAGACCTGAAGACGTGAGTGTGGTGCAAGTCGGCAAGACAGCTGACTTCGCTACTGCTTCACAGATGGCACAGCAGATCGAGCGTCGTATTGGCGAAGCCTTCCTGCTGCTCAACATCCGTCAGTCCGAAAGGACTACTGCTGAAGAGGTCAGGCTGACTCAGCTCGAACTGGAGCAACAGCTTGGTGGTCTCTTTAGTTTGCTCACCATTGAGTTCCTAAAGCCGTACTTGGCTAGGACTTTGATGGTCATGCAGCGCAGCGGACAGTTACCAAAACTTGATAAGGACTATGTACAGCCTCAGATTGTGGCTGGTGTTAATGCACTTGGACGTGGTCAAGACCGTGAAAGCCTAACTGCTTTCATTGGAACCATTGCACAGACTCTTGGTCCTGAGGCATTGATGAAATTTATTGATGCCAGTGAAGCTATTAAGCGTCTTGCTGCTGCACAAGGGATTGATGTATTAAATCTGGTCAAGACCCAAGAACAAATCAATCAAGAGATGATGCAGGCACAGCAGGCAGCTCAGCAGCAAGCTCTAACAGAGCAGGCTGGTCAGCTTGCTAATGCACCCCTAGCAGATCCATCTAAAAACCCAACACTTATTGAACCACCCGTTGAATAATGGCAGAAACACTTACATTTGATAACAGCACTGAATCTGAAGTCCTTACTCCTGAAGAGCAGAACTCTCTTGAGATTGGACAGCAGATGCGTGCTGACCAAGAACAGTTGCTCGCTGGTAAATACAAAAGCGTAGAGGAACTTGAGAAGGGATACCTTGAAGCACAAAAGCAACTCGGCAAATCTGAGAATGATGAGCCTGAGGTATCCGAAGAACAGACAGAAGAAAGTGAAACTCCGTTTGAGCCAAGTGCTGTTACGGATTTAATTTCTGAAGCATCTACTCAATTTTATGAGTCTGGTGAACTGACGTCTGACATGATTGAGAAGTTTAGTTCCATGGACAGTAAAGAGCTTGTAGAGGCATATATGTCCATGCAGGCTGCTTCACCTGAGACTCAAGCAGCTCCTGATTTAAATGAAGCACAAGTTAAATCAATTATGGATTCTGTTGGTGGAAATGAGGCCTATACAGAGCTTACTAATTGGGCTGCTAATAATCTTACTGAGTCTCAAACAGCTGGCTTTGACAATCTTGTAGAGACTGGGAATGCAGAGATGATCCAGCTTGCTTTGCAGGGAATTAAAGCTCAATACGATAATGCATTCGGGAGCGAAGGTGTACAGCTTCAAGGCAAACCACCTTCTAACAGTCGTGACGTTTATCGCAGTCAGCAGGAAGTTGTTGATGCAATTTCTGACCCGCGTTATGACCGGGATGAAGCGTACCGCCAAGATGTCCTTGAAAAACTTGAACGTTCTGACGTAAGTTTCCGATGACATTAATTACTGAAGACGGCGGACGTACAAACATTTACGCAAAAGAACCACCTATGAAAATCATGGAAGTTAACGAAACCCACAACGAAAAAGCTGAACGTTTGAATGGACGTATGGCAATGATTGGAGTTATTGCTGCGCTAGGTGCGTATGCAATGACTGGTCAAATTATCCCTGGAGTTTGGTAATGCCTGACGGTAAAGGAACCTACGGTTCAAAAGTTGGTCGTCCTAAGAAGAACGGTACGGCTGCAAAGCTCAAAGCTAAAAATCCTAAGATGCCTGCAAAGGTAGCTAAGGCTATTGCTAGAAATATGAAGAAGAAGAAGTGATGGCACACAAAGGTAAAGGCTCCTGTAAGGGAGGCAAGAAAGGTGGCTACAAGAAATAGAGTTAATCTCTCTATCGGTCGTGGTGAGAAACGCACTGTAAAAGAAGGAGCTGGTCTCACTAAAAAAGGTAGGGAGAAACATAACGCTGCAACTGGCTCCAATCTAAAAGCCCCTGTTACCGGCAAGGTCAAGCCGGGTTCAAAAGCTGCTGGTCGTCGTAAGTCATTCTGTGCACGTTCACGTGGATGGACTGGTCCACGTGGTAAGGCAGCACGTCGTCGTTGGAAATGTTAATCATGCCTAAACGTGGTTTGTATGCAAATATCCATGCCAAGCGCAAGCGTATTGCTGCTGGTTCTGGTGAAAAAATGAGAACGCCTGGGGCTAAAGGCGCACCCAAGGCTAAGGAATTCAAACGCGCCGCTAAAACTGCTAAGAAAAAGTAACTCACACATGAAATCTATTATCGCTGCTGGTCTCCTCCTCGGCATGGCACAAGGTGCTGCTATTGCTGGTCCCTATGTGAACGTGGAAACAAACTCCGGCTACATCGGATCTGATTACACCGGCTCTGCTACTGACGTTCACGTAGGCATGGAAGGTGACAACTGGTATGTGCAAGGTGGACCTGCTCTGCTAGCACCTGATGCTGAAGATGGTTCTGTAGAACTGTCAGGCAAAGCAGGTGGATCTTATTC